CTCCCCGCCTGTGGCCTGAAGGGAGCAATCTGCTCCTTCGTGACTCCCTGTCCCATAGATGGCGGTACGCACACCGCAACGTTCCATGAAACCGCGAGCCACAAACTGAGCACGAAAAAGCCAAATGCCCATTTCGCCTCTCCGGATTTTTCAACCTTTCTTTCTTCCATATCCGCTTGCCCCTCAGCATGGTTATACCGCTTTGGTGATTGTAAAGAGTCCGCTTGCGTGAAAAGTGACGGTAAGATCGCCCGCGCTCATGTCCACCGGTCCTCCAAGGTCAATATAGAGCAAAGCGTCCTTGCCGGCATCGGTGTAGTTGTAAACAATACCCCAGTATGCGTCATTGTCATTACTCGCATCCATCGCCCATGAAGGCGTGACTGCTGAATCGAATTTCACAACCCCGGCGGCTTCCGTAACCAGGTCGGCTAATGTCCCAAGATCGGTACCACCCGTCACATACGTACCGGCCGCGCCGACCTCTGTAAAATCTCCCAATGTCGGGGTCGCAAGTGATGCGCTCGGTGCCGATGTATTGTCACAGATCGCCAAGTAAAAATGATCCGTTGATGCCCAATCACCGTCCAACATTTTGGCCATCGCCTCTTCAAAAACTACCACATCGTTTCGTGCCATTGTGTATCCTCCTGATATTTATGTTGTTGTTACTTGACCTCCATTACCGTGCATCCCACACCGCATGATATATCCGCACCAACTCCCACACCAACCCCTACCGCTACTGAGGGTGTTTCAAGGGTAATCGTAACGCTATCACTTGCGCTTAATGAGATGTTCTTTGCTGCGTCCATTGCCCAGGCATATAGTGTCTTGACTCCTTGATTATCAAACGTGTACGAAGTCTGCTTGACTACACTCCAGCCTAAGTCCGTATCTAAGGGTGTTTCTGACGATTCGTTTATAAGATAGTGTGTAACGGCTACATTGTCTGTTGCAGTAAAGGTGGTGATGGCTACCGTCAGGATCGATGATGTTGCAGGAATGACAAACTCTGTGACTACCGGATCTTCAGTATCCGCTTCGCCTTCTTCATACTCGTATGCCCCTATGTCCCACGTTGAGCCTCTTGTCGTACCTGCTTTATCTGTAGTAAATATTGAATTAAGCTCAACGCCCGCACCTATTAATACACTGGACTCATCACTAATAGTAAAATCTCCGGTAGCTTTATCTGTAAATTTAGGGTCTCCTTGAATAACTCCATGAGTTTCGGCACCCTCAAAATAAGTCTTTTTGCTAAAATTGGCATGAGCAACATAATTATAATCTGCGTCTGTATCACCATTACGATGAACTGCTTTAAGTGTACAAGTGCCATCAGTAACGGTAATATACATCGAGGGGTCCGGTGATGCTATAACAGTTCTCACAGATGGATAATCAAAGTATACGATGTCTCCACTATTCTTTCCTCCAATCTCTATTCTTACTGGTTTGCTTTGCCACACCTTGCCAGCATCAGATGTTAAATAAGCGGAGGCGTATCCAGAAGTGTCTAAACCATCAAGACTATAACTATCATTATCAACCTTTGTTATCTTATAAGCACCGCCGTATGAGCCACCAGTATTTAATGCAGTCCAACCGGATTGAACAATACCGCTAAACCGAACATATTGCCCTGTTGAAAGACCATGCCCAACATGAGTTACAACACACGGATTAGCTCTTGATAAGCCCTCAATATCATATCCCGTTGTCCTTGCTTTATACATCTTGCCTGGATCGGTGGTAGCATTGTATGCAGCGTATCCTGCTGTGCTGATATACGCGCCCGTTGAAACATCCCTTAATTTAAAGGTACTGCCTCCTACATACTCAGTAAAATACACGGTATCATTTAACGCAGTCCAACTTGCCTGCGTGATACCGCTGAATCTTACAAACCCTCCATTTATTGATGTTAGGTGCTGTGTAATAGTTACAACACAGGGATTGGCACTTGTCATTCCCTCAATATCAAACGATGTCTCGCCGAGTTCTGCAATGCTTGGAGCAAAAAACTTTATTCCCTTCCATTCGCTCCATGAAGTAGAGCCGGTCAAGTCCGTAGGAGAAACAATATATGATGAGCTTGACAAGTCATATACAGCATATTGAGCAACATCTTCTGATGCATTTTTATAGTAGAATAAAAAGTGATGCTGAATCATTGAAAGAAGGTCTGGTATAATTTGATAAGCATACCCACCCCCAGCAGTTGTTGTAATCTTTAATGCCTTGCCCCACCTGCCGCTTGTTTCTTGTGCTAATGTTGCATTGGTACCAGTCCAATAACTTGTATCTGTATCAAAGGTTGTATTTAATAGTTCCTCAAGTGCGGGCGGGGTTTCTGCGTTATTAATAACCGGATTAAATGTTACGCCGGAAAAGTTTTTAATGTTGCAATATTTATGAGTTGAATAAACAGGATAAATAGCATGACCACGCATTGTTATGGTTCCTGCTACTTCATCAATCTCGTCTATGTAGCAATTATTATGTACATAACCATCTTTCTTTAACCATGACAATAAGTGAACATTATCAAATGATGAAACATTGGTAAGCGTATTGGTGTCGATAGCTCCATCGGCTGTAAAAGATGAAGTTAAATCTGATAATTCAGATGGTTCACTTCCTCCAGAAGTACATGATCCGCCTGGTTTCCATACATGCCATCCGTCAAAACCACTCGCAGGATTAAGAAGTGAATCACCATTATATGCCGTGCTGTTCTGCCTTGTAGTAAATGGAAGTCCATACCAACCGGCCGACTCTGATGAATCAATATTACCAAGAAAAACATTATTCTTTAACACCATTCCGGTCGATCGTCCGACTCTAACACTAACACCTCCGCTTATAGTTGACTGGGCCATGTCAAAGAAGATGTTATTATAGAATTTAAGTCCAGACACGTTTGTATTTAATGCCCGCTGATTGTTCCAGATATTATTAATAAATGTCCAGTCTCTTATATTATCGCTACCGTCGGCAGTGATATTGCCAACTTGTACTCCATACTTACCATCAGTACCTTGAACAGTATCAAAACAAAGAGAAGAGTTATTTATAAACGTCAAGTTATAAGCGTTTTTCTCTGGCCAATAGTCACCAAAAACCTGTATAAAGTCTGGATGCTGACTCTGTTGCATTCTTGCTGTCCACACAACGGAACCATCATTTATTGTACTGCCGTATACAATACCTCCGGATAAGTCAAAATACTCTGGCTCTGTTGCTCCGGTTGTACCTGCTGTGGTAACCTCCCATTGAACCGTAGGATACCCACCTGTTGATGCCCACAGTGTTGCCCATAAAGCCACATTAGATGTTTTTCTTGTCTGACCTAACGCTAAAGTTTCTAAAGCACTCCATGTCAGTCCATAGGCAGAATGATCTGTAATAACATTATTACTTATTGTATGATCATGACCATGCACCCAAAATAAATCAGCTTTGGTGAGTTCCTTTACGGTATTGTTGTCTATCAAGTAATATGAAGTTCCAGTTTCTAATGAGAATACTTGATACCACCACCAGTTAATTGAGTTATTGATAAACTTGCCGTATGAACCGGTTGCAGAAAACAAATATTGATCGGCCTGCTGTCCTGCAACCGTTGGCCCCCTGCCATAGAATGTATTGCCATCAATAATATTGTATCCGCCTTCATCCCTTATTGCATAAGATGCAGCAGAACCAAGACGAGATTGAACAAAGGTGAATCCAGTTATTTTAACGTAACTTCCTTTAATAACAAACTTTGGCCCAAGCTGACCTGATGCAGTAATAACAATTTCATTCCCAACACCTGCACCAGACTTAGTAATCGTTACGGTACTTTCCGTAGAATATACATCTTGTACTGTAATTGTATTCGCTGTGCCTGTTGTACATTCAGCCAAAGCAAGGGCTATTGTGGTTTTATCGCATCCTGAGTTACAAACTGAAAAAGTAGCACCAAATGCAAGAGAAGGGATTAAAAGAAACAATATAATTAGCAGTTTTTTCATCAGTCGTCACATTCCTCTGGTATTTGGGTATTATCAATGCGTATATTCTTAAACTGTCCGGAATAGGCGTAAGACCCTGCGGTCTGTTGTCCGAAGATGACGTTACGAATCGACCTGTAGTTATCAAGATCGTCAATGTCTAATTCGTGGGTAGAGTTGACATACACATCAAGTGTTCCAGAATTATCTGCCCCAGGTACCCACAAAAGGCTGATGCGATACCATGTATCCGCAGCAAAAGCCGTTGTCGATGCATCAACTGAAGTTGCGCATGCGTCATCTTTACAATATGTTATCCGCAGATAATTACTTGCCGCACCTCTGAGTAGTTGTAAACTAAGCACCGTCTGACTTGAGGAATTTTCCGCCCCAAATAGCTTAATCAGGTGCCCATTAGTTCCGCCTACAGCACTGGTACGCCAATAAAAACTTACACCCAGGGTAGTTGAGTAGTTGAGTAATCCGCCCCCAGGTTCTTTTTGAAATAAGCCACATGACCGGTTGTACCGGCAACCGTAACTTTTGCATTCTGTGTGTTTGGGTTTGTGCAAGTTAAACCTGCCGATGGTGAATTATCGAAGATAACGCTTGACCCTTCACCCGTTTCCGTAGAATCCCACTCTACCCTGCACACCGAATCATTTGCAGTTTCATCACCGCAATCCGCACTTCCCTGCATATCCTCGCAGAGCAACGCGCAATGATTATCTCCACAGGCAGTCGCTGAGGTGCAATAGGCCGCCGCACTACCTAACGCTCTTGGGTTCGCCCCCATCGGAATGCATTGAGCGGAAGCGTTAATGGTGAAGAGAAAAAGAATTAATACTAACAACTTTTTCATCTACTCACCCTCCAATTCACAGTTACTGCACCTGGTGTTACCGCGCCCGCTGTCCAGTTGCATACGTCAAAGTTTACATATCCTGATGTCGGGTAGGCGGTAATTGTAAGGCCGCCCGTGGTTGCAGGAACATAGCCAGTCACGGCTTTAATAGTCGCGTTTGGAGTGAAAGAGATCACATCGGTTGTAACCACCCCTGTCGCCGCTGCGCTATTGACTGACCCTGCCGATACTGTCTGACAAGCTGCCGACGCTATCTCACTGGTAGCAAGAGCAAGCGACCCGCTTGCTATGGTAATGGCAAAATTTCCGCTAATATCAGGTATGGTATTTGATCTATCATCTGTGTGGCTTGATACGATGGTTCTTGTTTTGGCTGTGGTTGAACCTGCCATGTTTATGTGGAAAAGTCCTAAATGTCCCGCCGTCTTCCCAATAAACTGAGCCGCATCATCACCCAACTGCATTTGTTCGTATGCGTCCAGTTTCCCGTCTGCATCCCATCCTACATACTTATTCGCTCCGCCTGATATGGCTACGATACCGCCAGTGTTCTTCCTTCCAAGGAAAGTGTTTGCGGATATGGTAAGCTTTGCGGGAGTGTTGTCTGAATCTGCATAAAGTACAGAATATGCATCATACAACGACTTCGCCACATAATCTGTCGCTGTCTCAAGTGCCATACTTCCGAGACCAAGTTCTGTCCGTGCTGCCTCGTCAGTCGCACTTCCGAGAAAGGCTGTCATTTCTGTCGAAAGGCCGCTGAGAGCATCTGCGTTACAGCTCAACACCTTCCCCGATGACGCGTAGGTGCAATATTTCCCGTCCGTAAATGTGCCGCTGAAATTGAGGATGTCGTTCGCGGTGAATAAGGTGGCAAAGGTCAGCTTCTTGCTGGAAGGGGTCCCTGAAGGCTCGTCGGTGATGAGCAGCAGATCGTCGGACGTGACGGCGGTGGTTGCCGGATATATCGTAAATGAGCCGCCCATCGCAGAGGCAGGCAATATCAGAAGAACTATTGCTATCATTCCATAGAGTAACTTTTTCATACATAACCCCCGTACTTCAAGATGGTGTATCTGTTATGATTTCGACCAGCTCTACCCTCGGCGTTATCGGCGCCCCTTCCGTGAGCGCCCTGAGCCTGCCGACCGCAATCGGGAGCGCTTTGATCGTGTTCTCGTGGGAAATCATGATGTCCGCCATCCGTTCGACGGCCTCGGCGTTCCTGGCGCTGTTGTTCTTCGCCCTGTCCGTGGTTTCCTGGACGCCCCGGAGAGCCGCCTCATGGAAGGGCAGAAACTCCACCCAGTGAGCGGGCAGGTAGACGTCCTTCACTTCGACTTCCGGCACGGATAGGGGCTGGCCGGACTTCAGGTCGCGCCGCCGCTCAAATCTCACCTGGACAGTGAGGGCCGCCCTGATCTCTTCCCGTATCACTTCTCTCAAAAATTCCTTGTCTTTCTTGCTGAACATAATGCTCCTTACAGGTTCATGTACTGAAGCGTCCCGACCGCCGCATACGGCCGGTATGCCGTGCCGTGGTTGTGGGCGGAACCGGAGCCGACGGATGTATGCGTATGGCCGCCCCCGGCGTTGATCAGTCCGCTTACCGCGGACACTTTCGTTTCCAGCGTTGTCTGGTACATTATCGCCGACACAGACCCAAGACCGGAACCGCTCCCCTCAAATGTATGCGTATGCGCCGCCGCCGCCCCGTGATCGTGCGCGGGGAGCTGCGCCGTCGTCAGGGTGCAGTCCGGCTGCGTCCACGATCCGGCGGTCCCTCCGCCGCTGACATTGTAGGCTCCCGTCCCGCCCTTCAGGGCGAGGACCACGTCGGCCACGGACGAATCGACGACCCATCCGTCAATGGCGGCGTTCAGGTACACCCATATTTTGAACGTCGCGTCCCCCTGCATGATGCCGAGCCATGCCGTATTGGCGTTGTTCCTCAGTTTGACCATCTTGTTGGTCGTGTCGAACCATGTCATACCGGCGACCGGGTCCGCCGGGGCCGATGCCCCGGAATACATCGATTTCAGCGCGGCGAAATTATCCTCGATGTCCTGCTGGTTCACGGCGATCTGGTCGCCGCTCGCGTATACGTTGTCGTTCCAATCCTGGGACATGGCGTCACCCTTTCCCTGCGGTTATTTTCGAGAGCACGTCCATAACTTCCGCCCGTATCGCCGTGACAGTATCTTCCGATTTGCTTTCCAGCGCCTTTATCTTTGCGGCGATCTCCGCCTCGAAGATCGCCTTGTCCTTGTAATAGGTGCTGAAGGTAGCGATGATTGTGCCGTTGTCATCGAGAATATGCACGTACACGACAGACTTTCCGTCCTTCTGCATGGTGATGGTGTCAAGGGCCGCTTTCATGGAGTCTCCTATGCCCAGTACTGGGCCTTCATGTTCAATGTCCGTAAATACACATGTGCGTCGTCCTGGGGATCAATGATCGTCACCTCCACCTGCACATACCGCGCGTCGATCTCCACGGCGAGGATCTGGAAGAAGTCCGCCGAATTCGTCAGAACCCCGGACGTATCC